CTCATTAGCCGCAATCCGGCGGACGTGCTCAGGATGACCGTCGAGACGATGGACCCGGCGCTCCAAGTCGCCAACGTGAACATTATCATTCGGGGCACGCAAGCGCACACCGGGAAGCAGGCGAATCTGGAGGAGGCCGTCGCGCGGGACATCAAGGCCGAGAAAGACCCCGAAACGGACAGATATTCGTGGTGGTGGTTTTACGGCGAGATGGGCGGCGTCACGTTCGACGCTGCACATCATCCTGATACGTCAGGGTGGTTGCCGCACACGGAAAAGCCAGCGGCGGCACGTCACGCGGACGTGATACGGCGACAGTACCTGGAAGCGAAGAGAGATCCGCCGCACGTGGCATTTCGGGCGCATAACCACCGGTACATACCGTATGCGGCAGACAGCAACACGAGGCCGTGGTTTTTCTACTTGCCGGGCTGGCAGTTCGTGACCAGCAACGCGAGGCGGCGCGGCGCGACGTTCCAGGCGCACAAGATCGGCGGGATGTGGTTCGTATGCAAGAATGGGCGAATCGTGGAGTGGAACGTACGAATCGTGGAGTGGAACGTATGGCGGCGAGGGCCGAAAATGAGGAAGCCGTGGACGAGAGCGAAGACATAGGTCTCTCGGCGGCTCAAGTCATCGAGATGGTATCAGCGCAGTTCGGCGGCCTGCGTCCCGGAGAAATAACGATACGGATGTACGTGGACGAGATGGGCGGCGAGCTCAAATATAACCAGGCAGCAGGGCGGCTCAACAGGTTGGTAGAATCGGGGCTGATGACGAAGCGTGAGGTATTAGTCGACGGGGCGCGAAGATTGGCATACTCCTGGATAGAAACAGATGGATGAGAAAACGCAATCTCTCAATACAGTAGCGCGAAGTTTGCGCGAACTGGCCGCTGTTCTGGATGGGATGGCGGAGCCAGGGCCTCCGTGGGTAGATCGGATAGTGAAAATGCCTGTCAATTCGCAACCATTTCAGACTGACTTTGTGCGCAACTTTGGCGCGCGTGGATTCTGGCCTAAGCGGAAATTGTCCGATGTAACGGGATTGACGATTCATCACACGATGAGTCATTCGCCGCTGAATACGGCACGATACTGCACGGATACGAAGGGGTATCCCACCGTGCAATATCACTGGTGGATTTCAGCAAATGATGATTGCTCAATTTATCTACTAGCCGACCCGGCGTGGATAATCTGGCATGATTGTACTGGTGCTTGGCCTACGACTCTCGCTGTTGGAATGGCGGGCAGCTTGCATCTAGCCCCGCCGCCGAGTGAACAGATTGAGGCTACGGCAAATTTATGTCGCTATCTGATGGACATGTTCGATATTCTAGAGGTGCAAGTACAAGGGCATCGGGAACGGTGGGGATTGCGCACGCAATGCCCCGGCTGGGGGCCAACGGATAGGCGACAGCGGTCGTGGGGATCGGGATGGAAGGCGAAATTCTACGAGGCATTGCGGCGATGATTGGTCAGACTTTACAGCGAAACGGATACAATGGAAGACAGACGAAAACTGACGACGAATGAATTGACGGAAATCACTGCAGCGGCACGGATGGCCGACAAACTCGCGGCGTTGGTACTCGAAAATCAGCGTACCGTCGAGTGCATCCTGTACCGTCTGGAGGCGATGCACTGGCCTGAGAACATCTTCGGCGAGATGGAGAATTGTATCTCGCGGCGGGACTATGAGAAGATTGAGAAAATGCTGGTAGAGTGGGAGCAGTGCACGAAGGCGGACTTGCCCGCCGCAAAAGAGACGATGAAAAAGACGGCGACGCTGATCCGGGCGTTCGTCGAATTTTTCAAAAAGACGAATGGAATGGTGAAATAATGGGCGCCCTGGGGGTGTTTCTAAGAAAAGCAAGGTCTTATCATACGTTGACTATATATGGGGGTAACCTGAAAAATGAACTATGCGCTTTATGCAAAGACGGCGAAAAAATGACGTTTCTCGACACTTTTTCGACAAAACACTCGCTGAACAGGCCATTCTGTACACGGCTTGAAAACGGCGGCAAGCAACGGGCGCTGAGGGCGCAGCGCCTGATACCCTCCTTTCTTTGCGGTGGGGCGCGGGTTATGCTTGGCCCGCGCCCTAGGGGGATGCAATGAATAATGTAAAGCAAGTGAGCCGCATTACAGATTTGACGCCAGATAGTGACAACGCCAACAAAGGGACTGAGCGGGGCTACTATATTCTTGACGATAGCCTGGTCGAATGTGGCGCGGGTCGTTCCATTTTGGTTGACAAGGATGGCGTGGTCATCGCGGGTAATAAGACGCTGCAGGCGGCGGCTGATAAAGACTTTCCAGTCAAAGTCATCCAGACGGACGGGTCGGAATTGGTGGTCGTGCAACGGACGGACCTGGCACTATCTGGAAATGGCGATGACCAGAGGCGCGCGCGGCGATTGGCTTTGTATGACAATCGCTCTAGCGAGGTCGGTCTGGAGTGGGACGGCGCGGTCTTGGAGGCGCTGGCAGATGAGGATGAAACGATCCTTGACGGCTTGTTCTTTGAGGATGAACTCGACGAATTGGTAGAGATGGCGCTTTTAGAGGATGATATTGACGCGGCGCTGTCTCAGGAATATGGAGCGAGTGAGCGTGCCCTGGGCGACCGCAAGAAACAAATCAAGCCGGTGCTCTACGCCGACGATGTAACCGACTTCGAGCGTGCTATTGCTATGACTGGCTTAAAAAACCGTGGCGAGGCGATAATGGAAATCTGCCGAGCGTATTTGAGAGATGGACTTACAGCGTGATAATAGCACCTGTATAAAGAAAATGGCGCTGCGGAGGCGGGCAGTGGCGATGCTCGACAATCCGGTTGTGATGGAGACACACGGCGGGGCGGGCAAGTTGTTTTTGGCTTGCTATACTCACGTCGAGAACGGAGTTGTGTTCGAGAAGAATCCAGAAAAGTCAGCCGTCCTGGGTAAGCAGCGACCGACGTGGGCGGTGTACGAGGCTGATTGTGTGCACGCGCTGTCTGCTAATTGCGGCGCGCACCTGGAGGTTAACCTGCTCGACCTTGACCCGTATGGTGAGCCGTGGTCGGCGATAACGGCGTTCTTTGAATCGGATAGGCCGAGATCGGACAAACTCGTCGTCGTCGTTAACGATGGGCTGCGGCAAGCGATTAGAATGGGTAGGGCGTGTCTCACTGATGTCGTCGCGCGGTATGGCAACGACATACACGGCAAATACCTCGACGTGTGCGCCGAACTGTTACAAGAGAAAGCAGCGCAGGCCGGTTACAGCCTGCGCAACTTTGCCGGGTATTACTGCGGTCATGCGTCACAGATGACACATTATATAGGAGTGTTGACCAGGTAAGCGGCGAGGTCTCGCTTGATGTAGAACTGGCCCGCTCTCACGTTGTCGTGGTCAGTGCTCCTGGTGTAACCGAGGGACGTTAACAGTTGAATAGCATCGAGGGCAAACTGTTGCCAGTCAATTGACTGGGCGTGGGGATGGTAGTTGAGTTTGCCGACTTTGAACAGGTCAACGAATTCGTGAGTTGCGCAAATGATTGCCCGTGCTTCGTTGGGATCAATCACTGGCTCCAGAGAAACCCAAGTCGGAATACCAGAAGCGCGGAAGTGTTTGATCGTCTCGATCCTATCTGGTGGCGTGGCGGCGTTAGGTTCCCAGTGCAAGCTACGGGCGAGGTCCAGAAACGTCAGCGTCGTGGCGAAGGCATCACGGGGCGTGAAAAGGTCTATGTCACGGAGGGCGCGGCTTCCGCCCTTCGTGAGCACCTGAACGTCCAGACTGTAGCGGTGCAGTATCTCGATGGCCAGCCGGGTGACGTGTTCGGTTTCGTCAAGATGCTGGTAGGGGTCGCAGGTGAACGATAGGAGAACGCGCCCGGTCGTACCGGCAGCCTGATGCTTGGCGGCTTCTTTCTCCAGCTTGGTGAGGAAGTTGGATCGGGTGGCGGGGTTAGTGAATTCGTCGCGGGATTTGAACGTGGCGGAGGGAGCGTAGCAATAGGTACACTTGTGGTCACAACCCTTGTACACGTTGCAGGCGAGGGCGGCGTATTCACGGGCTCTACCCTTCGGCGTATAGATGAGCGTACCGCTGAACGGCTTGACTGGCTTGGCGGGTCCGAACATGTTAAGCTGACTCATTGCTCTCCTTTCGTGGCCTGCCCTGGGGGCGGCGGTTGGCTTGGAACTCGTCGAGTTGTTCCTGAGTGAAAATGAGCGTGCGCCCAAGCTTTTGTGGGGTGATGTTGCGGGCGATGTGGACGTGGTATTTAAGGGCTGAGACAGTCATTTTCAAATACTGGGCGGCCTTGCTCGTATCGTACAATTTCATTCTGGATCTCCTTTCTCTTGAAGATTTTGAGGGCCTCGCCAGCCTCACACCAGCAAAAGTTGCTATCAACTTGCCCGGTATCTTGGCAGGTGCGGCAGTTTCCGAGAATGGCTTGCCGCAGGGGCGGGGCGGGAACGGGTGCGTATGGTTCTACTTTTACTTTCATCGGCGTCCCGCTAAAGAGCGGGAGGTCTTCGGTGACAAACATTTGCTTTTGCATCGCTGTTCCTTTATAACTCTATATCACGGCTATGGCTGAGAGCAGGGCGGTGGCGGCGGCTTCGCACTCCTGGCGCTTGAAGGGCTTGCCCATTCCATCCCAGGCTTGCGCGGCACCGAACCAGTATTCTGCTTGGTTCCTTAACACTTCGATGATGCTGTTGCCGCGTCGGGGAGGGTTTGCCGTCTTGGGATGGGGTGGTTCTTTGTATTCTGTCTTGGGCTCGTCGGTGGGCTGGACTGTGAAGAAGTCGGTATCGAAGAGGCTGTCTTGGGCCTGTTCCTCCTTGAGGACGCTGACCTCGCGGCGGAACCAGTAGGGTGTGGGTTTGGGGTTGTCCCGCAGGCGGTTGATGGCGATCATCTGGCGGTTATTGTCGAGTTCGGCGTCGGCCAGGATACGGGCGTAGCCGATGGGGAGTTGGTCGTTTCTCACCAAGCCCTGGAGTTCTTGGCGTAGGCGCAGGAGCTTGATTCGGAAGTTCACCCGGATTGAGCTGACGCCGGCGTGCTTGGCGCAGTCTTGGACTGACCAGCCGTAGACTTTCATTCTGGTAGCGTAGGCGAGTGCTTCGTCAATCGGGTCGAGGTCATCGCGGCTGACGTTCTCGATCAGCATCATCGCGGCGGCTTCTTCGTCGGTGGCGTCAACGATGATTGCGGGGATTTCGTCCCACCCGAGGATGTGTTTGCAGGCGCGGAATCGGCGCTCGCCAGCGATTATCTGGTAGGAGTTGGCGGCGTCTAGCCAGCGGACGCTGATGGGCTGGATCAGGTCGTGCTCTTTGATGCTGGCGGCGAGTTCTTGGAGGGCCTGGGGATCAAAGACCGTTCGGTCATTTGTGCCGGGGATTGTCTCTCTGGTGTCTATGTAAGTGATTTCTTTTGTGGACATTTTTGGCTCCTGTTCGGTCGGTTAGGTTTTACAATATTATTATACACTGCTTGGTTAGGTTTGTCAAGCGTTGGCTGAGTTTCTAGGAGTTTTCTAACTTAAACAGGGATTTTCTAACGGAATAGGTAACTTATGGCAGGTAACCACGGTCAACTAACGTCACCGAGAACGCTCAACACGGTTGAGCGTAGATTGTACGTTCTGGCGCTGCGGCGTACTGGTATGACGTATGAGAAGATAGCGCGTGCTGCGGTCAAAAAGTTTGGCGCGGATAATCTTCCGAACGGGTGGGATAAGCTCTATGCGTACAAGGATGTCAAGCGCGAGATAGACAAGATTCGTTCAACCTTGCGGGAGGATGCTGGTGAGATCGTCGAGCTTGAACTTCAACGGCTTGACGAAATGCTGGTGGGGTTGTGGGCAAAGGCGCGGCGGGGGAATACGGCAGCGATTGATAGAGTGCTAAAGATTATGGAGCGGCGCGCAAAGTTCCTTGGGATAGATGCGCCAGAGAGAAGAGAGCTTACAGGCGCGGGTGGTGAGCCCCTAGTCCTACGAGTGAAAGGCTTTGACGAGGTATAGAGATTTTGAGGTTTTTGGCGGCGTCAAAGAGTTCGTCAACTATCGCGGGGCGGAGGCGATAGTACACGGACCTGCCGAAACTGGCAAGACGATAGGTGCACTTTACAAACTGCATATCTGCGCAACAGACTATGACAATGCCAGTATCGTCATTGCTCGCAAGACGTTGGCGAGTACGTATAGCACGGTGCTACAGACATTTCAGAACAAAGTGCTATACAACGGTTGCGGGGCTGTGCCATACGGTGGGCAAAAGCCGGAATGGTTTGACTATCCCGCGACTGGCGCACGTATCTGGATTACGGGACTGGACAAGTCGGGCAAGGTATTGTCAGCCGAGCACGACATTATCTATGTCAATCAGGCCGAGGAGTTGACGCTTGACGACTGGGAAACGCTGACAACACGCACGACGGGCAGGGCTGGCAATATGCCATACAGCCAGACTATCGGAGACGCTAACCCGGCTTGGCCTACTCATTGGATGTATGGTCGGGAATCGCTCAGAATGTTCTACTCGCAGCACTCAGAGAATCCCGCGCTATTCGATCAGCTAACAGGCGAGATGACAGCGCAGGGTAAGCATACGATGTCGGTGCTCGACGCGCTTACTGGATTACGGCGCATCAGATTGCGGGATGGCAAAGCGGCATTAGCCGAAGGTGTCATCTATGAAGAGTGGCACCCGGCGATACATTTGATTGACCGCTTTGACATTCCCGACGACTGGCAGCGTTTTCGAGTGATAGACTTTGGCTATACTAATCCGTTCGTGTGTCAGTGGTGGGCAGTTGACCACGATGGCCGAATGTTTATGTATCGGGAAATCTACCATACGAAGCGAACGGTCAAGATGCATAGTAGAACGATTCGAGGGCACTCAGAAGGTGAGATAATATCGGCGACGGTCTGCGACCACGATGCTGAGGACCGGGCAACGCTTCACGAGAATGGGATACCGACGATTGGGGCGCAGAAAGCGGTAACACTTGGAATTGACAAGGTAAAGGAGCGATTGAAGGTCGCAGGAGATAAGCGGCCAAGGCTGTATATCTTGCGCGACAGCCTGATAGAACTTGACCAGGATTTGAAACGAGAACACAAGCCGACTTGTACCGCAGAGGAATTTCCGGCTTATGTATGGAGTAACAGCAAGACGAAAGAACAACCGAAAAAAGAGGACGACCACGGAATGGACGATATACGATATGCTGTAATGTATCTGGACGGAGAGCAGAAGCACCCGCCGGCAGGTACACGAGTCCAGGGCGTGCGACTTCATAAACAAATAGAGAGGCCGAGTAGATGGCGAAAAGGAAAACGATAGGACAACGGATACTCAACCGCTTGGGTGTGACTGTAATTAGAAACGAGCAGTTACGGCGGCGTGTGCGGGAAGCATACGCCAGCGGCTACGATGACGGCAATGATGACCCCGCCACGTCTGCACTCGCAGCGCGCGGGCACGGCTACAAGATCACATCTGGCGGCGCACGTGAGCCGTCTATTTCGTGGGAGGAAAACCTCAAGACGGCGTGGGATCTGAAGCAGTCCAACCCGCTTGTAGATCGTATGGGCGAGATCCGCCGTGATTATATCATCGGTCAGGGAATAGCGCCGAAAGCGGTTGACCCTGACCTGCAGACTATCCTTGACGACTTCTGGAAGGCCAACGAGATGCTGGCCTTTACTTCTGAACTAGCGCGCCAGTGGGGCGACTATGGCGCTCAGTGCGTGCCTGCTTATACTCGGCTATCTGATGGGCGTGTGAGTCTTGGCTACATTGACCCTGACTTGATAGAGCGCGTGATAGCACACCCCGGAAACTCACGCGCAATGTGGGCCGTCGTCATCAAAGAACAACGTGGGGCCGTGACAGATTCGTGGGTGCCCGACGTTGGTACTCAGGTATACAAGGTCGTGCGACCGGCAGAGCGGATTGTTGTAGATCAGGAGCAGGAGTTTACGATAGGCGAATCCGAGGAAAGCCTGCGATTCTTACCTCGTATTATCGAGGCGCGATGGCGCAATCCGAACAATGGCGCTGATGAGGATATTACCGGTAAACTCGCCACCGCTGCCCAGTCGCCGCGTGCACCCTGGGAAATCGTGATGCTCAAATCATACGGCCTAGATGACTATAGCGGTGACTGTTTCCTCATTCGCAAGAACGCCGACAGCAACCAACCGCTTGGGCGCTCCGACCATCTCCAGGCTGCGGACTTTTGCGATCAACACGATGCGGCGATGTTTGCACTTGGTCAGCAAGAAGAACTGAAGAATATGATCTTTGCTGATGTGGCTGTAGACGGCGATGAAGATAAAGTGCGAGAAAGAGCAAGGGAGATACGAGAAAGGCCACCGACTCCTGGGAGTGTAAACGTTCACAATCTATCAGAGACGTGGAACTTAAACGCTCCGAATATGCAACAGGCTGGTAGTGTGACGACCGTTGACGCCCAGCGCAAGCTCGTGTTGGGCGGCGAGGGAATACCCGATGCTTGGTATGGCGCTCCTGGCGGTACTCACCTAGCAACGGTGACGGCGCAGGGTGACCCAACTTGGCGCACGCTGGTACACGATCAGGGGCGCATACAATCTTGGCTTATCAAGATGCTCGAATTTGTGCGCGACCAGGCGCTTATTGCCGGACACTATCGCCCGCAGCCGGTGGTAGATGAGAATGGCGAGGTAGTGCCTGCTGATATGAGTGTTGCGCTACCGATGCCAGAGATGACCGTGAGAGACATCGCTGGACTTTCGGCGGCGCTTTCCTCAGTCGTCGGCGCGATGTCTATGGCCGTCGCGGAAGGATTCGCCAGCAAGGAAAATGCAATTGACGCCGTGGCGAAGGTGCTGACTGAGATGGATGTGCACCCGGACGTGGATGAACTGAAAGACGCCATTGTTGACGAGGAACAGGGCACGCTGCTAGGTGCTGGTGGCGACGATGGCGCGGGGTTCAATTTGCGGTCTTGGAAGGCTACGCACGCGGCGTTGAGTGAGGAATGATGGAGATACGAAAGTTTGAATCTGGCTATGTATCGTCAGCAGGAATTGATGGTGTGACGCTGTGCCTTATTCTGATGACGCATTTTGCTGATGATGATAGATATTTCTTTAGATTGGCCCATGCGCATAGACTAGACATATCGCTGGGCTCTCAAGATGAGGACTTTGGACACGTGTGCTGCAAGTGGGCAGCACACGGAAGTGCAAAAGTTGAGACTTGGCATTACGATAACGAACAATCAGAAACAGCGTGGAAAGCATTGCATGAAAAGATGATAGAAGTCGAGTTTTTGCGCAAGGGCCAGATGTGGGAAGAGTAATGCCAACCGACAAACAACGCTATTATAAACAAGATGATATAGAGCTATACTGCGGCGATTGCCTGGACGTGATGCCGCAATTAGATGAGCAATTCGATACTATCATCACCGACCCGCCTTATGGGCTTGAGTTTATGGGTAAGGAGTGGGATAAATTGACGCGCAATAGCATGAATCCACAAAGCACTGCTGACCAAGAATATAATCGGATTCATAGCAAGAAAGAGACAAGGTGGTTGCGTGACAGACCCGATATTGGTGGATCACTTAAGTATTCCAGTCAAATGCAGGAATGGCATTATGACTGGGCAAAAGCCGCGCTAGAGGTAGCAAAACCAGGCGCGATGCTGCTAGCCTTCGGCGGCACACGGACGCATCACCGCTTAATGTGCGCTATCGAGGATGCGGGGTGGGAAATTCGAGATGTCGTTATGTGGGTGTATGCGTCAGGATTTCCAAAGAGCCATAATATCAGTAAGGCCATAGACCGATCAGCGAATGCGGAGCGAGAAATCATCGGACGCTACCAACCTCCAGGAATGGACAAGCCGTGGAATCTAAGCAAGGCCAAAGATGAACGAACAGTTGAGGTTTTTGCATCTAGCAGAAATAATCTTGATGTCACCGCACCCGCCACCGAAGCCGCGAAACTCTGGAACGATTGGGGCACTGCGCTGAAGCCAGCGTGGGAGCCGATCATCCTAGCAATGAAGCCGAGAGACGGGACTTTCGCCAACAATGCGCTGGTACACGGAGTTGCTGGCTTGGCAATTGATGCGTGTCGGGTGCCGACGAATGGAGAGGGTGTTCAATGTCAATCAGGCCATGGTGGACAACCATTTGGTAAGCATGAACATCCGTTTACACCACGAGAATATACGAAACTAGGTCGCTGGCCCGCGAACCTAATCCACGATGGGAGTGATGAGGTGGTGGGGTTGTTTCCTGATACGGGCAAGAGTTCGGGTGGTAGAATATGGAATGCTGGCGGTAATGCTGTTCAGAATGTACCTACTGGCAATTTTATGAGTGGCGATCCTGGATATGGCGACAACGGCTCCGCCGCCCGCTTCTTCTACTGCGCCAAAGCCTCCCGCTCAGAACGCGGCGAAGGCAACACTCACCCGACCGTCAAGCCATTGGCGCTGATGCGGTATCTATGCAGACTGACAAAGACGCCGACGGGTGGAAGCGTTCTGGACATGTTTGCCGGAAGCGGGACGACGCTGATTGCAGCGGTACAGGAGGGGCGCAGGGCAGTGGGGATTGAGATAGACGAGGGGAATTGTCAGATTGCAGTAGAGCGATTTCGGAGATTGCAACTTGAACAGACACGAATGGCTTTGACTTATGCCAACCGATAAGCAACGCTATACCGCCAAACTCAACGAACTAGCCGCCCGCTACGGTGCAATGGAGGACCAGACGGCGCGGGCTATCCTACGAATGCTCAGAGAGACGCGGGCACAGATCAACGACCAGATATTGCAGGCCGGTACGCCAGCGAGCCAGTACCAACTAAATGCGCTACGCTCGAGCATCGAGCGGTTGATAACGGACTTCGAGCAACGGGCAGCGGCAGAGGTGAGGCGAGCGACGGCAGACGCTTATCGTTTCGGTGGTCTATCGGCTGTGGAGCCGCTACAGGAACTTGGCTTCCAACAAGCGTTCTATTCACCTTCCAGGGCGCAAGTCAACATTCTGCAAGGGTTCTCTAGTGACCTGATAAC